AACCCGTTATTGTGCTAATAGCCATGATCTTAGCTTCAATAGACTCAATGGCTCTTCGACTAATACCGTATCGTTGTTCAAGGTAGACACAGTATGGCTCATAGTCGGATCCAAACTTCCTACTCCAAAAGCGAGGTTCATCTCCATATTCTGAGTAGAGGAAGTTTCCTCCTTGCGCCACTTCAACCATCTTGCGACCAAGCACTCCAAAGATCGGCAGGTCAGAAGCCCAAGCTTCTAAACACTTACCTTTCGAGAAGCACAAGTCCTTACGCAGTTGCTCTATGTGTTGAGTGGACCCCTGTGGTATTTTGGTAGACCAGCTTATTGTCTGGATAACTCGGGGCGGGATTCTAGTCAAACGTAATCTTTCATTACTGTCGCGGAAGAAATGATTGGATAAAAATGAGCACTCTGTGAGATCCTTCCAAACTATGGGATCAGAAATTTGGCCCAATCCATGCTCCTTCTCAAGTTTGTCATATGTAAATAACAAACGGTGAGCATGCTCAAATTTCTCAGCATCGCAGGCTCTAACACCTAATAATACATCATCTCCTTTTACTTTCAGCGCATACTTTGTTATGTTAGCTGTATGTAATGCGTACTTGTAGTAGGAGATCATGAGCATTGTATTTCCGAAAGTTGTCCATCCGTCACCAGAAGCTCTTCCTTCTGTAGTGTACTTAATATTTCCATTTTCCATGGTAACTCTCAAAGGCAATGCCGACTCGAGAGCTTCTTGCACCCATGCAGCACTAAGTGGTTCCTGGAATTCAGTTCTCCATGACTTTGCACATGCCATAATCAAATCATTAAGATTCTCATTATGAGCGCTAAGTTGGGTCATATCAAATCCAGAGCCATCAGCTTCTGTCCAAACTAGTGATCCATATTTAATTTCTGCACGGTCAAGGGATTCACAAATTTCTGGCCAATTCTGTCTGCCACAATAACTTTCTTCGAAACGATGTGCAACATATTCAAGCTCATTAATGAATGCATTTGCGTAAGCTTTCTTTTGCTCAGACGGTCCACATATTTGTCGTTCTTTGACTTTATTCAAATGAGATTCTTTGTCATATGCGGAGACTTCAGTGTACTGTAATTCAATCTTTGAGAAAGCTTTGTAGCGCGTGGGCTGGAGCTTGTACCTTATATGATCATTATCGATTCCTTGTCTGATTTTGGCTCGGTACGCTTCAGGATATTTGGACAAGTATGTTTCCAAATTGATGACATGTTCTTCTCTTTCATAGTCATTTATAAACACCTGAGCATAAATCTTCCACCATTCAGAATAGTTACGGAACCTTATAGGATCTGGTTTAACCATGTTGCTGCATGCTCTTAAGGAACTAGCAAGCGATGTCCTATCACAGTGATGTTTGACTGTTGGTAGGGTGAGGCAACCGTACTTCAAAAGAGGAAAGATCTGTCGGGCACCAATATGACAGTCTTCCAACTTTGTACAGGGATGGGCTCCAAATTGTTCTGTAGTTGTAAACTCGGTGCAACAGACTCCTTTCCTGATAATAAGCCGATCAGGAATTGTTACACAACTACTTGGGAGCATATATTCGGGGTCCATCCGTCCCCTAGAGGGCCCTGTCACTAGGCCCTCGATCACCTCCTACTTAGTGTGACATTTCATAGAGACGGAAAGATTTGTGAGTCTCTCTAACCGTCTGAACTGTTGGGCGCGAATGAGTTTGGCAATGATCATAGCCTCATTCACGTGAACAACCCCAACTCCCAATTCTTCAGCTTTGTCTTTTTGCAAATTCGCTGTTGCGTTTAGAATGGCGTCTATAGACTTCTTGTTGCCGATGGCATTGTAACTTTCTACCACCAGTGCCAATGGAGCTTCAACATTGTGTTCAGCCTTCTTGTAATGGGTTCCGCAAATTTCTTTGTAGAACTCTGCTCTAACGTAGAGAGTTCCAGATTTCTGGAAGGTTACAATTCGCTCATTGGTCTTATATTCGGACCACCAATTCTTAAACTCATAGACAATAGCGTCCCAGGCGCGTACACTTCGGACGAAGTCAATGTCCATCCTTGAGAAATCATATGTTGAAGTTAAAGATTTAATTGTAGCTTTTCGATGATCATCCATCAGGAAGGCGTCTTCCTCGTTCTTGCGTGGTTTGTCGAGAATACGCTCTAATACTTCACTGACAGGCAAAACCTCTTCAACGTGGGTGATGGGTGTAGTCTCAAGGTAGCGATGTAAATGGGGACACTCCATACCAGGATACATAAGGTATACATTTGAGGGTATGAAGTTGATGTGGAAGAGTTTATATGGAACATCGCCATTCCAAAAACACTCTAGTTCATTGAAGACACAATAAACGTCTTCCAAAGGAGGGCATACTTGAGGGAACTGCCATTCGGCGGAAACAATAGAGACCTTCACCACAAAGTTTGACTCACCTTGGGTGGCAATAATCCGGTGACGATACGGAGTAATATTTCCTTTGACAGTCGATTTAACCATAGGGATCATACGTTCCCTAGGCAAACCTGGTCCAAAGAAATTATCGGTCACAGCCTGCTCATATACTTCATAATGGGACTCATCATCCCAACAACGCCCTTTCCTGGAACTGTTTTTAACCATAGCAGCATGGTAGTCATTGAAAGCTGCATATCCTACGGTTTTGTACCCGGTTCCTTTGGCTTGAATAGCCATTTCCTCGAGTACTCCATCGTAGTAAATGGAATCAATAGACTTCACAACAGGAAATAAATTGGTTGCTGGGAGACAGTTGGCACAGTGAATTCCACTTCCACCGATGCACTCACACCTGTGCAAATCCACTGGATTCACACCTATGAGTTTGGTTTCGGTATCTTGCTTACGAATCACGTCTCTATTAGAAAGGATAGGACAAGTCATATGCACACGGCGACTTAATGGGACTTCTTGATTGGCGACGGGAGGGTCGAAACTGGAGAGAGTTCTTGTTGTGGAAGAGCCGACGCATAGCATTTTAGCTGTCGGTTCGTATAACCCTGAAACATAACCATCCATTACTGATCTTGTAAGGGCTCCGAAAGGATGGTGATGTTTTGCCAAGCCGATCTTGAAACGTTCGCCTTTCTTTTCTTCATTCTTAATGAGATGTTGGAAATACGATTCCAAATATTTCGTTCCCTCTGGACCGAAATTGTACTTTGGGAAGAAATTGGCAAGCGATCCTTTGTGAAATGACAGGTTGGGCTTTCGAAGTCGTTCATTAACAACAGGTTGTACATTTCCCAACCCGTTTTGGACTCGTCCATGTCCTTGAGCATTATTGTTCCCCCTCTGATAACCTCGACCTTGGAAGTTTTGGTTGCCTTGGGGATTTTGTTGATTGACATTTTGCATAAATAGTTAGATAGATAGGTAGA